TTTCATCCAAAGAAGCGTTTGAACTATTCTCAGAACTTTGTTGGTGTAGCCCTTTGTTTAAGAACTTGTAGCTAATGGCAGTCGGTGCTTCTGATTGAACCCAATGCAAAAGAGCGGGCTGGATGTAATCCTCCAAAAGTGTAAGATTCGCAGCCGTTAGCGTTGAGTTTGTTATCTGTGTCTTGAGTTCGTTGTAAAGAGTAGTCCCTATTTTGTGCTGGATATGGATATCTTGGCACATCAACACCACAGGACGCAAGTACTTGAAGTCGATGTTCTCGTGGAGCAAAGTGTTGTCTTTGAGAAACGTCTCTGATATGAATAGTACGTTCGCCATTACTTCTTAATTCTCATAAGTTTCTGTTCCCAGTAGTGTCGGCAATGGTAAGACTTGCCCCAAAATCCACCGCCCCGCATCCATACGTTTCTGTTATTGGAAACTCCAATGTCTTGGATTTCAGTTAGTGTCCAAGTTCTGTTCTCCTCTTCAACCAATTTTATCAAGTCTCTACAAAACTCTCGTGTGGTTGGAATTATGGCAGCTCCAGCAACACCCGGTCTTTTCGCGTAAACGTAACGAATTACAAATTCTTCCTCTACTGGTGGTATCTGTTCAAGTAACCGCTCGCCTTCTTTGGTTACTTCTACGGCTCTTTGCGTGGAATCAAGAACCTCGTCTATTGCTATCTTAATTGCGTTGGCTTCGTTCAGTCTTTGAAGACCAGCCATTACCCTTTCAATGGATAGTTTTAGCTGCTCGGCAATCGCAAGGAATGGAGTAGCTGGATTCTCCTTTAGGATGTTCAGGATAGCCGTGTCCAACGGGTCGATTTCAGCGAACCAATACTTTCTATTGAGTTCCTCGTGAAGTCTTGCGGAGGTTTCGCTTTCAAAGTTTAACGCCTTGCCGTTTCCGACTGGTTCGTAGTCAGTAGAGCCGCAGTTCTTGAAGTACTCAATAAGAATATCGTCCTCATCTTTTGAAGTCTTGGCTGCTTGAAGTGGTTGCTCAAGTTTCGGCAATCCGATTTTCTCGCGGATTTCCTCTTGGGTCATTACGCTTACAACCGTGTTCTCACTGAACTGAATCGAAATCGGCTCGGTATCTTGAATGAATAACCTATTTGATAAGCCTTGAATTGAAGCAAGGTCGTTAAACACTCGTTCGATGAATTGCTGTCTGCCGTTGACGTAGGTGTTTTGGAACAACTCAAACGAATCAACAAGCTGGTTTCTGCTCGTGAAAATTCCGTCCTCCTTGATTCCGAAGAGTGCTGGGTCGGTTACCGAATGCCCAGCGTAGATTTCACGTTGTACGGTTTTGTTTAGAATGTCGAAACGCTTGTCGAAGTCGTTACCATTCAACTGCTGGATTTCGACTCCTCTGTCCCGTGAATCTGCAAAGTTTAGAACGATAGAATTGGCGTTGTCCGTTCCTGTGAATTTGTCCTTAATCTGTCGCTCGATTTCCTCTTGTTCCTCAAGGGTAGGTTCTCCATTGTAGAAAGACACGATTGTCCCGCCTACAAAGTTGTTCTTAACTGCGTTGAGGTGGAAGTTGGCAATTTCAACATCGAGTTCAATGTAACCCGTTGACCCTAAATAGGTCGGCAAAGGGTAATACTTGCAGTCAGGAGAGTAACCTTTGACGTAAAGTAGTTGCTTACCGCTTGGCTCTTTCCAGTTGAAAGCATCTATTTCCTCAACGACAGGGTTGTGTTTCTTCCAATCTTCCGAATAGTAGTATTTCGTGCCGTCCTCGTTTGAACGATACCGAGCAAAGTCAGCATGGTAGATAGCCGCTATCTTGTCGTTCAGTTGGTTATAAACGATTTCAAGAGCGAAGCCGTTGTAGAGTTCGTAGTCAAGTGCAACCTTCTCCAAGATGTCGTTAAGGCTCTCGTATTGGTTCGGCTCTTGAATAAATTGCTGAAGCCTTGCAAGCCCCATTGTGTCCAAACCTTCCTTATTAACCGACCATCCCTGACCGACTACGTAGTCTTTCTTTGAGTTGATGATAGCGTGATGCTTGGCACTTCTACGGTAAAGGTTCAGAAGGTACTCAGGGTAACGGTTTTTATATTCGCCTTCGTCTCCGAATAGAATCCAATCCTTGCCTCTCGCCTCTTTAAAGGTCGGTACTTTATGCGCTCCGAAGTTTAGAATTTTAAGAGCCATAGACTACATAGTTTGAGTTTCCGCCTGAGTAGGTGGTTACTGGTGTTTGAGTTCCCGTTACTTTGACTATTCCCGATTCTAATTCGGTCAATCCTGTCGGGTCTAAATTTGAACTTGATGAGTTCGCGTAAACGAAGTACCGCCATTGTCCCTCTGTTGGAAGCTCCACCTCCGCGTTCAAGTTATCAGGTGTTGACGTTTCCGTGATGGTAAACTTGTTAAACCGCTCAGGATATGCGCTTGAATCCGTAGCAATACAGTACTCCACCGCCTCTGTGTTATCCGATTGGAACTTGAAGAGGTAATAGGTAGCTGTTCCCTTTTCCGTAAGGGTCAACGCCACATCGTTAGCCGTATTTCGCGAGATGTTTATCAAACCGCGAATACTACATATTCAATGTCAACATCTGCCGTGTCAGCTTGCGCACTTATCACGTCAATGTCAACGAATGCGCTGAATGCTCCCGCAGACGTGTCTGCATCCATTGAGCCAGTAGATAGCATGAAGGTGGCACCAGCATCAACCTTAACGTCTGCGGTTTCTGCTCCACTCTTTTTGAACCTTACCCTTAGGAAGTTGGTGTTGTCCAAGTTGGTTATTCGGATGTAACGGATAGCCGAACGGATGAACTTACCTTGTCCGTTGTTGCTATTGAGTTCGATGATGTCAATCTCGTTAGCCGAGTCTATTGTCATAACTCTACGGTCAGCTTCTGCCACGTTTGAAATTGAACGTGTGTGTGTGCCTCCCCTGTCAACTCCTCCGAGCGTTAGAGATTCAACTATTTGAACCGTTGCGGTTGCTGGTGTTACGGTCGATGCCATGCTTGTTTTTCTTTAAATAGCAAAAAGACGAAATTGTGCCAAACGAAAAAGGGTCAGCGTTAGCCGACCCCCTTCCAACAGAACAATGAAAAAGAGAAAGTGTAAAGATACGAATTAGTTTGTAATCGCAGTAACGTCTGCTGAACCGATTGAAAGCATCTGCTCTGCCTCGAGGCCTGAGAACGTCAAACTGTAACCGCTAAGGTCCGCGAAAGCCGTTCCCGTTGCAGATGTTCCAGCGTTCAACTCAAGACCATTTTGCCATCCAGCAACCCAGTAAGAACCATCATTAGTTTCAACGATAGCAACCAAACGCTGCTGTGCAAGAACTTTGATTTCGTTGCGCTTGTTTACGTCCAATTTTGAAAGCACTACAACCAACTCAGGAGTGAAGTAAACCGTTCCGTTTTGACTGTTACCGTTGATGGTTTCCGTAAAAGAAGAAGTTTCCTTTAACTGCTCGTACTTAAAGAATGTAGGCGTTCCTGTTATTGATGTAACCGCTCCAGCAGATACAACAGGAGTTAATGCAAGATAGTTAGCAAGGTTCGCAAATCTAACACTCTTCACTCCACCTACAGCATCGCGGCAATCAAGGTCGTATGAGTAGCTGAGTGCGCATCCAGTGTATGCCATGTTTTTAGTTTTTAGAGTGAAGGGGAGAGCCGAAGCCCTCCCCGTTTAGATTAAAGAATTACAGCAGAAATTTGGTCAGGGTATGCAACCTGTACACCAAGTGTAAGGTCAACAGCTACCTTGTACTTTCTGTCGTCTTTTGAGTACCAAGCCTCGATTCTTGAAGCATCTTCTTCCAAGTCAACGCCCAAGAACATATTGCTTGTTCTCATGCAGTAAACATCGTTAGTTCCAGTCAAACCGTTAACTGCGATGATTTCGATGTTAGTACCCGGAAGAACCATAGTAAGGTCAGCAAATGAACTCTGAGCGTTTTGAAGTTGACCGCCAGCAGTAACGATTCCAAGACCGTTCTGAAGACCAAGCGCCAACGCTCTGAAGGAATCATAACCGACGAATATTTTTGCATCAGCCTTGTCAACGATAGCAGCAGCAGCAGCTTCGTAAACTCGCTGAACAGCCTCTACCATGTTGTTTGCAGTCAAAGCCGTAGTAAGAGCAGTACCCGAACCGAATGCAGTTGTGTTTGCATTGATGTACGAACCGCCTCCGATAACGTCAATAAGACCATCGAAGAACTGAAGGTTACCTGATATTAATGTTGAATCAGACTGCCAAATCATTACTTCCAACTCAGACTGAATCTTCTCCACCAAGTAAGCACCGAACTGCTCCTCGAAAGGAATAGACTCGTAATGCGCTCCGCTTGGAAGTTGAGAACGTAGGTAGTAACCTTCCAAAGTCTTTGGGCAGAACTCCATGTTCAACTTCAATTTAGCTGGGTCAATTTCACGCTGAGTAAAAGTAATGTCTCCCGAAGCGTTGAAAGCGCAACCGCTACCATCTTGGAAGTTTACGTCAACATCCATAAGGTTGATTTTGGTTGCTCCTTTTACGCCTACTTGCTTCTCCATAAGTGAAGCTGTACGCCCTCCAGTTACTGCTTTTGTGATTAGAGGAAAGTTTTGTTCCTCAATGTAGGCTGTTAAGCCTGATACATCAAATGCCATTTTTTATAGTGTTTATAGGTTTATTTCTTGGTGATTGCTCGCATCTTCTCAACCATATCTGAGTAGTCGATGCCTTTGTTGAATGGGTTGGCTACCTTCTTTGAAGGCTCTTCTTTCGGAGTAGCCGCCATCTTCTCAACGATGTCGGTGATTAGACCAACAGCTTTCTCGATGTCGCTTACTTTTTCAGTCTTGGCGAATTGAGCCGCAGCGATTTCTGACTTGATAAGTTCAGATACAGCAGAAAGGATGTCAGCTTTGAATCCTTCAGCATCGAACTTCTCTTCGCTCGCCATTTCTTCCTCAACTTCTTCAGCTTCTTCCTCAACTGGCTCTGGAGTCATTATCTCAACAATAACACCGCCTTCAGTTCTTACAACTTCACCGCTTTCGAGTTCGTGTTCTCCGTCAGGTGCTGGTACGGTTTCCCCATCCTCTCCGATAACGGCAACAGATGCACCGATTTCCAAAGCTGGTTCTACTCTTACGATAGTACCGTCCACGAGTTTAGCATCAACGAAAGCCTCTTCGGTTGTCTCGCTGAAAAGTAGTTTCTTGATTTCGGGCAATTTCTTACCCACAAGTTCTGAAATGTTCATGCGTTGTGTTTTTTAGTAAATAGCAATTCTTGAAAGGTGTGCCACTTGGCTATGCCCTGAGGGCTTTCTCCACCTCCTCAATTATCATCTTGTCTACGTCCATTTGACGAGATTCTGAAAATACGCCCTCGACTGAAAACCCTTTGAAAGTGCCATCCTTTACTTGCGCCCAAACGTCATCGTTGTCTACTTTGTAACTCACAAACCATGACCCGTTTGGCAGCTTGTCGAATCCTTTTGGCGTTGGCTTCATTTCATCAATTAGGAAAGATTCAAACATAAATACCCCTTCTACATCTGTTGTGTGGTCTAAGTTGGTCGCGTTCGTCTTTCCTTCCTTCATAAACTTGTAGGCTATCTTTCTGATAGCATCCGAATCGAATACAACGTAGTACTCGCGCCCATCCTCGTCCTTTCTGTAAATGGGATAATCGGCAACCATTGCCGCGCCGCTTACGATTCTCTTTTCTTCATTTAGCGAAAACTTTTGTTTCTTATTGAACGCCATCCAATTACGCGATGTGGCTGGATGGTCAACGAGTGAAATGGCATCGAGCCCAGTCTCGTGGTCTTCGTCAATTGTTAGGTAAATTACTGGTAGCTTGTTCATCCTCCGAATGTTGCTTGTGATTCTATTTGGTTTACGTTATTCTGATTTCCCGTTACTTCTGTCTCCACTACATACGCTTGTATCGGTGCGAGTTGGGCTTGTTCCACTCCTCCGAGTTCAGTAGTTCCAGCAGTCGCTTGTTGAATAGCTGGAGCGGTTGCCACTTGTGGAGCGGTTGGCGTTGCGGCACTTCCGCCCGGAACATTAGCAGAGTTTAATGTTGAAACTGCTGAAGCAATACCAGCAACAACCGCAGCGACCCCAGTAGCAATAGCCACAAGGTTAGCTGGGTAAGGTACGCTTTGCGCTTGAGCGATTGCGCCTGTTATCGCCTTAGCTGTGTCGATAGCAATCTGCGCAACTGCTAACGTTTTCTGAAGTGCAACGGCTTCTTTGGATTGATTACCACTTGCTGCTATTAACTGACCTAAAGAGCCGAGAACCGCCCCAGCCGCAGTTAGACCATCTTCTCTTAGTTTTCTTTTATCAGCTTCAGCCTTCTTTACATCCGCAACAGCCTTAGCTTCAAGTTCCTTTTTCTTCTTGGCTTGTGCCTCAAGTTCCGCAAGTTCCTTATCTCTGAACTCTTGCCGTATTTCTTGTATCTCTTGGTCTGCTATTGCTTCAAGGTTCTTTCGTAATTCAATTTCTGCGACTGAATCTCCTTCAATTTTTGCTAATTTGTTTTCAAGAGCAAGTTGAGCCTCTGCAACTTTCCTCTCTTCCTCGTCTTTTATAAGTGCAATTCGTGATTCCTTTAGCTGTTCAAGAAGTTGAAGTTCTTTTTTGTTAGCTTCATCAAGTCGCTTCTGTTCCTCGTCCGAACGTTGCTTTCGTTCTGTTTCAATCTCTTTTTCAAGGCTATTTAGTTCAGTCTTTAGTCTTCTGTTAAGGTTCAAAGATGCAAGCTGAACCTGTGCTACCTTTGCCTCTTGGTCAGCTATTTTTTGAAGTGTTTCCTCATCGGACTCATTAAGCGAAGCTTGTTCTTTCATTATGCGCAGCCTCTCCTCCTCGTTGGCAAGTTCTCTTGCTGTCAAATCTGCCTCTAAAGCCGCCGCCTCTTTAATTTTTGCAATTCGTTCTTCTGCCGATTTTGTTTCATCTTCAGCCGCAAGTCTTGCCTCCGCAATTGTCTTTAACGTCTTGGCTCTTTCAACTCCGAGTTCCCTTTCTTGGAGTTTAACTTGATTCATTGCTCTTTCGAGTTCAATAGCCGCTTTTGTGTCTTTTATTATTTCATCTCCAAGACCAGTAAAGCTGTTCTTTAACGTATTGACAGCACCTTTAAAATCACCTTTGAAGAACTGAACAAAGGACTCACCAAGCCCTACCATTGCGTCCTTTACAACTCCAACAACAGCACCGACCGCAGCCATTGCGACCCGTAACTTTTGCGCTCCTCGTTCTGTTTCCGTAAAGTAAGCAACTAAAGAACCTATAACCACAACCAAAGCACCAATGCCAGTAGCTATTAACGCACCTCTCAAGGTTTTTAGTACCGCAATTCCAGACTTGATACCTCCGACCATAGACTGGAAGGCTTGAGCTGCTCTACCTACTGGTCCGGGTAAGGCAGATGCTTGTTTTCCAGCCGCATCAAACCCCCCTTTAATTTGGTCGGTTGACTTCTTTGCTTGTTGCTCAACTCCTTTAAGTTCATTCTTAACCTTGCCGAGATTCTTATCCGCACCATCAACTTTAACGTCTACCTCTATTGCTACTTTGGTCGCCATTAAGCTGGAATCAATCTATAGTTAACGAAAACGGTAATGTCGGAATCTCCAGCAGTTGGGTTTCCCGTTAATGTTGAAACTTGAAGAGCCGCGTTGGTTATGAGTTGCGTAGTGGTTGCCGATGTCGTTGATATTTCGGGCAGTTTTTTGGTCGTTGCAACTGTTGCGTTAAGAATACCTCCACCATATTGGGCGGTCGTAGCACCGTTAACTATCAGTTGAATGAATGTATTGGTTGCGTATGCCGCGCTGTTAAAATCAATTTTAACACTTGCAGAAACCACCTCGATGGCATAACCAGCAACCGCACCGACAATGGTCAAAGGTGTGGAGTTCAGCGTTAGAACGTCCGCGCTTGCAATTGTCAAAGAAGCCGAACCGCCCAAACAAGTAACCCCGTTGTCGTCCCGCGACCAAAGAACTCCATCTGCTTGATTAAAGAAGAGTTCTCCTTTGTAGATGTCCGTAGCTATCCAAGTACCGTCCGTGTGGTCGTTAGAACTTGGAACGGTTGGAACGGTTGCCGTTATGGTTGACCGTTTAATCTTGATTCTTGAATCTTGTGTTGCCATCTTATCCTTCTATTGTGTAAATAGCTATTTCTGAAAATTGTGTCTGCACTATGTCCTCTCCACCGTCAACCGTAAAGATGTTAGTGCCTCCATTCAATGCCCTGACTTCATTCAATCCACCATCCAATACCTCCACGTTGTCCTGTTCCTTTCCGTTGATGTATGTAGTGTTTGACTGCGTTACAATTACGCCATTGGTATTGATGAGTTGGACGTTATGCAGACCTCCAGCTACTCGGTTATCGTTGCCGAATATGGTAATGTTCTTCGAGCCTTCCCCTATGGTGTTATTATTTCCTTGTATCGAAAACTTTGTTGAACCTTCCCCGACCCTATTATTTTGACCGTGAACACCGCCTACGAAATCGGGATAAACATTATTCGAACGCTTTATCTTTTTAACTATTGGTGCATCAAATTTTCCAAGAGCATCGTCAACCTTTGCTGGTTTACCCAGTTGATAGTTTGACCTCCTAAATGTAACCGCCTCCTTTATCTTGATGAGTTCTACCTTCGTTAACCCATCCTTGAAAGGGTTGTAGTTCATTACTTTGTTGAGCCTCCAGTAGGAGTTATCTATTACGATTTGGTCGCGGAAATCTAAGGTGTTGATGTCCGTTGGTTCAAGGTAGAACATTGCAGTCATTACCTTGCTGTCTTTGTCCGTTATTTCAAGAAAATAGTTTCTATGGTATAGATTAAATAGGTTGGCATTGGTTACTTGAAGCGATCCCGTGTAACCGTTTGCCGTATATCTTAGTTCTCTCGTTAGACCAAAGTTAATATCAAATGTCGGTGTTATCGGGTTATTCCAATGCCCAG